CAGTGACATGTCATAAAGAAAAAACCACCCAATTCTGAGTGGTTTTCCCATAAGCGCCAAATTATTTGGAGTACAATTCTATTACCACTCAAAATCCTTATTATTATTGAGTTTATAGCATTAAAACTTTTAAAAGGTTGTGCAACAGTTGAGTAACACTCTAAAATTTTAACAAGTTTTAACGATTTATATAATATATACTATTATATAAATTTGGTCAAACATCCTACTATCTTACATAAAAATTTATGGCAACGCGTTCCATTTTGGAACATGTTCACATGAGTCCGCCTGCTCATGCTCAGGAGATAATTGGATCACCTCTATTTCATCGTCGAATCGATATTCCGATTACTGCTCCCGCTCCCACCATCTGAGATAGGTTGCGTTGCATCCGTAAGCGTCTGATTGTTCTCTTGTCGTTCTCTATTTGTCCTTTCAATTCGGTCAATGAGTTCGACATTTCTGATAAGGTAACTTCTTGCTTCATGGATAGCATTTTGGCTTTCATCAATTCTGTTTCCAATGTCGAGATTGTATTGTGTGCTTCGTTCAACTCTTCCCTTTGCTTCATGACTAAGGACTGTACCTCGGTCAATGGAACGCTGGATATCTCGATTAAGCTCAACGCTTTCTCGTTGTTGCTTTTCAATTCGTTCCACTGTGTTAAGGGAATCGTTATGGTTGCTTCCTGTTGGTTCGTGGAAGATGTACCAGAGGCAAAAGATGGAGAGGAGCACAATAGCACCGATAATATAATAAAGCTTAGGATAGCCAGTAACTGTAGATTTGATTTTTTCATACATATATACCCCCTATATATTACTGCCCCATTGCTGAGCGTAATATTTAGCTTTCATTCGTATTACATCGCCACCACTACCAGGTTCATCGCCTTGGGTAACTACCCATAAGTCCCAACGCTCACATGTAGTAGTTGGGCCGTATGGATCATGTGCGTAAAACCCGTCCATGTTATCCGCTGCCTCAGCATGGGTTAACACGTTGCTAATACTAGCAGGTAGTCCTAGGTCTACGCATAATACTGCAACCACTTGCGCTAGTGTCTCAATTTGTGCAGCAGTAGGTGGATAATCACCTAAATCATTTACCCATTGAGCCCCATAGGCGCAATCTAATGATATACCTACGGCTCTGCCATTACGCATCCATGTGTGACTTTTATGGTCTGTTAGTTCGCCATCAATGTAAATATTACCGAACCCATCAATATTGATGTGGTAATCGTCAAATTGTTGATTATATCGTCCTGCAGTCCAGTGCAGGTATACTTTATCAATGTAACCTACAGCCCTACTGCAGTAGTCGTTTAAGTCGCTTAAACTAACGTTTATCATCCGCGCTCCCCCTTTCCATCATAGGCGGCCCCCTTTGTTGTTCTTCTAGCTTATCAGGTATACCGTTATTATCCTTGTCTATCCAGAGTGCTAAGAACCCTACAAGGGCGGTTAGTACACTTGGGATAAAGATATGATCAATGATATTAATCCCTGTGCTAATTAATTTCCCTGTTTCATCGGATACGTACCCTTGGACAAACGCCATAATGTATTCGATGACTACTAACATAATAGGTACTAGCATGACGAGGACTAATGCCCTCGTCGCTAATACACCTGTAGGGTGGATGTTAGCCACCCTAACAGATTGAAATACTTTCTTAGCGCTGTCCATGAGCCGAGGTGGTATGTTCATGTAGTTCCTCCCTTAACTCATTAATTCGCTTTTCCATGGATTCTAGCTTCGTGGTTAACATCATGAAGGTAGCCTCCGATTTTACACGTTCAGCACGTGAGAGTTTCATATCCTCTTTTAACTCATTAAGAGTATCAAAGAGTATATCCCACTTACTCGTGAAGGATATATTATCCTGTATTCGTTGTGCTTCCAAACGGTCTAATAGCGGTACTATCAGAAGCCGATATCCTGCACCTGCTACGATGCCTACGATAGTTAATGTCGTAAGCAAGTCGTTCAACTCAAACTGCCAAGTCCAGATGAGATATGCGCCCCCTTACTCTGTGCTAACTAAAGACTAACTAAGGACTAAGTATGGATTATAAATGGCCGCTTTCGTATGTGCCACCGTTCCAAGTTAATGTATCGTTTAAAACAACTTTAAAACTACGTGTGTTTGTTGTAATTGATACAGTGCCTTGATTTGCTGTGGTTCTAAATGTAATATTTTGTGGCTGTTTAATAATAAATGTTAAACCGTCATATTTATTGGTATTACTATCGGTATCAACCATTTGTTTTTCCGTATCAGAAATGATTTCCACTACATCAATATCAGCTTTAGTCCATTTACCAAGCCAGTTGAAAGATCTTCCTTCGCTATAGTCAGCTAAACGTAACACTAATTTCTTACCATACTTAGTGAATTTTGCACCTGTTGCGTCTGTGTAAGTATCATCCGCCACAGTAGTCTCAAGACCTTTGATAGAGATAACGCCTACTTCACGGTCTGCAAGGTCAAAGTAGGATACTTTGATATCATCTTCGCCAAACGCTTTGATAGGAACTCGCATGTTATCACTTTCAAATACACGTTTTTCACCACGATTTATAGATACCTTGAAGTAAGGTTCCCCTTTTAAATCGAGGAACTCTTGACCGGCTACTGGTTGGAAGTATTCGAGTTGTTTGAATTCCACGTGGATAGTATCGCCTAAAATCTCTACTAGCTTAGCCAATACTGTATCTACACTTGCATCAGGCAAGTACACGTTTTTATCTTTCAAAAGTTCTGCTGCTCTTTCAGCACTACCCGCATCACCTTTAGGACCTTTTACGCTTTTGAGAAATTCGCCATCTTTCTTTAATATTTGAGCCGTCTCTTCCGCGCTACCTTTATCACCTTTAGGACCACGTAAGCTATCTAACCATGCTTGCTCATCACCTTTAAAGCCGTGAGCTACTGCGATAGCATAAGCAGATTTACCTAAGCCTTCTAACAATGGTAATGTTGTTTCTTTGTCAAATTTGATTGTTAAAGTATTGTTTGTTTCAGCCATGATAAGTTACCTCCCCTTTAATCATGCATTGAAATGTCCGGCACGATCGTAATCGTACCTTGACCAATCTTTAGCCAGTGTTCGTCATTATAAAGAAATGCGTCATAGATATAATCGCCACCCTTTATTTTCTTCTCCGCTGACTCTTGGCCAGAAATAAAAAACCTTACCTGTTTTGACTCTACCACAGAATGTAACTCTAATATCATATTGTCATATGGGCGCTTGCGAATTTTACAAGCGCCTTTGTATTGACTTAACGTCATATCGCTATCTGGCGGTACAACATAACTGATAGAAAAGTCTTGTCCGGCGTAAAGAGTTAAATCTTGTTCGACCATATAGCCCCCTTTTATTTATCGTCTAATCTATGGTTTGTAATACTATTTTTTGCCAATGACGAGAACATATAGTTCCCCAAAGGAGATATGTTTATGATAGCCGTTATCGTCTCGATTGCTGAAATAACTATACCATATCGATTGGCAAACAGCCTGACGACCATTTAATCCAATGGTTGGCTTAGTATCGTGATATCCGCTCGATATATTAGACTGGAAATACATTGTGCAATAATCAATCCTTCGCTCATTAGCGTTATTCCATTTTTCTCGACCATCGCTAGTACCTCCTGTTGCATCACTATAACTTTCTGTCATTTTATAACCAACAGGAATAAACGTACATTGACCTTCGCTAAACCCTTCTGGTAGTGGACACCAGTCACCATGACGTACCTTATAGATTTGCACGTCGATGTTTCTAATCTTAAATCCGGCTTGCATAATTGACTGAGCGTCAATGCGTGAGCCTGTGATATTAGCACCCACGATATTGCCGTTAGCGTCAACTTTGAAGGTACCGGTTTTATTTTGGATCGTACCGCCGATAATCTTACCGCTTGTTACCTCACCTAGGTTAGCTGAGATAGCGCTTAAAGAAGTAACATTTAACTTATCTGCAGACACTGCCTTAGCAGCTAACATCTTATTGGTAATGATGTTATTGTCAAACAGAGCGTCACCGGTTACGTGTAATAACCGACCGTCAATCCTAGTCCCGCCTGTGTATTGAGTAATGGCACTCATGACCTTATCACCGGTAATAACCTGTGATTTAATTGCATTATCTAGCTGAGTAATGCGTGTAGCCATACCACTTGTAGCGTTGGTTACCTTAGAGTCAATACTACCGGCTAGTTGAGTGATTGAGCTCCTAACATCATCTAGGCTGTTATCGTATTCATCGACTGCGAATACTTCAATTTTATAAATCCATGCTATGAAGTTAGGATTTGTACTTCTCTCGGCTTTATCCTTAAAGTATACGTAACCACATTCACGATTGTACTTATCAGTACCTAGCCATTCCTTACCATACTTCCAATAGAAGATATATTCTTCCGGCTTGTCGGTACCCTTGTTATCAGTTATCCACCCACTCGTACCACCTTTACCAATATCATTATGGTTAAGGTGAATAGTCATAGACGGCTTAACTTTAGCTATCATACGAACAATGTAGGTATTATTGAGTTCGCCGAATAAGGATTGTTGTTTAGGCTTAATCTTGAACCCACCATAGCCAATGCTAGAGTATTTAGTATCGCCAGGTATAAGCCCTACCATACGACCACCTGTCACTACATCGTCATATTGAGCATTAGCTCTACCGAACCTCTGCGTTACTTGTTGGCCGTCTTTTAAATATAAGCTAAGTTCTAACTCAGATTTAAAGATTGGATCACGCATAAGTTGTGGTGCATGGCTCATAGCTTGTACCGCCTTGGCGTACTGATTACTAGACTTATCTAGTTCATTAATACGTCTATCGATATCGGCCAAACCTAACGCTTCTGCATTAATTAACGAAGGGTCGATACTAGCCGGTACAGAGCTACCAATAATATTGGAGTATGTACCCTCACCAAATACATCTACATAGGCAACTTTTACATCAAATACACCTGGGTCATGAGGTATCATATTTACATTTGTAGTAACGAAATACTTTTCTGTTCCGATGTAAATATTAGCGCCTATACAAGTATCCGGTATGCTATCAAAGACTACGCTTACGCCTGTAATATTACCTTTTACTTTAACATTCGTCGGAGCTTTAGGCACTGCTGCGTTATAGTCAAGTCTAAGAGCCGGACCATAACCTTTAACAGGATTGTGAGCATAAACGAATACCGCACCTCTACGAGCCGATAACTTAATTTCAGAGCGAATGTCTGTAGTCTTGGCCAATAGGTTATTGGACTGGCCAACATTACTATCAAGTCGAACTTCGTAGTAATCGATGTAGGTATTCTCTACTGGGTCCCATGCAGCAGTGATCGTTTTACCGATTTTTATTTCACCTCGTGCCGGTGCTTTAGGTGTAGCCACGCTTTCAGCAGATACGCTTGCAGTGATACGAGCCTCGGCCTTACCACTTTCATTACCAGATGTATCAATAGCAGATAGCTTGAATTGGTAATTACCAGTATTAGGAATGAAGTACGAGTAGGATGTACCTCCTATATGCTTAATAAGGACTACACCATTGCCGTCATATAGCGTGTACCCATGTAGGTCAGCCTCTGTATTAGGTTCCCATGATAAGTGAAGTACGCTACTATTTACTGCGTCCTGTGTTACCTTAAAGCCCTTAGGTGTAGCCGGTGGTATTTCCTTGCCACTCACATACACCGCACGCTCCACACCCTCATACGCAGCACCAGTATTATTTGTGCATACAATCTTAACGTCGTAGTTAACGTCAGTTGCTACGCTTGGAATGGTCACGCTAGTAGCACTACCGTCTAATACTTTAAACTGTTGCCACTCCTTAGCAGTAACAGGCTTGTAATACACGATGATGTTTTTGGCCACTTTATCCCTTGGCAGTTGCCAAGTACCATTGATATCGCAAAGTACAGTACCGTCCTTTAATGTCTTAACGTCAGCAATTAAAACTAAGTTAATAACCTTAATTACGTCAGACTTCGTTGTGTAGTCGATAATTGGTACTGATCCATCATCACCGGCGTACAACTCAGGGTAGTATTCAATACAGGATATCTTACGTGTCATTTCAGAGTTGGACTTGCTAATGGACAATACCCTAAACGGTTTAGCTTCCTTGGTTGCCTCACCATAGGTGTATAAATCGTCTGTCTGAATAACTGCATTACTAGCAAGCGTTAAGGTCTTACCGGATACGCCAGTTACGTCGTAAGACTCTAATGCATCCGTTTTAGCGTTGCGCACCATAAGCCTGTAAGTCTTACCTTGTTCAAAAGTAACCTCTCTATCAAGGATTACTTTATTACCTGTGGCAGACTCTATACGACCACCTTGCCCCCAGTCTGTCACATCGTGTTGTAGTAGGATTACATCCCCTATCGTACACGCTATGGCGTCTGTGAAAGCCTCGAAGGTACAAGTACGCACCTCGTACTTATTTGCTCTTAGGTAGTGCTTAGCGTAATTGTAGGCTTGGTCTACATCAACGCATCCCATGAGTTCGACTTGCGCCGGACTAGCTAGGGATGTAGTTACGTCATACTCTTCACTGAATACAGGGAGCACGTCACGCTCATAGTCTTTAGCTTTATTGAGGAATGATACCTCGATAGCATTTGCCCTAGATGAGGTAGCCTGGAACTCTTCCATAAAAGAATCCATCTTAATATTGCCTACAGTAAATAACTGAGTTGGTGTAGCCGCATAATCATAAATACAACTAAACCGAGTACCTAAAGGTATTACCTTACCTCTACCTACATTCTCAGCGTATTTAAGAGCGTCCCATACTTGGCTAGCATTATCGTAAATGTAGTTAAATGTAATATGCTTTTCATCGCACTTATCAGCCCACGCCTTAAATGCGTCATATACAAAGCGTTCACGAGGAGCACCTTTGGCTACATACTCATCGCCAATCTTACGGCAATGATGAAGGATATCGTAGCAAGCCCACGCCGGATTATTAGCCGGTTTAGACTCATACGCCCCGGTGTAGGTATTAAATACCCATACTGTTTTACGCTCTTGTATCCAGGTTACGTTTGGATCATTACCATTTAATTGGTCAGTAGCTAAGGCTTTAATGCCGATAAGCACCTTCCCTGGATGGATGAAATCGTCATAGACAATCTGAGTTAACTGAGACCAATACACTTTGTTCACATGACGGTTAGAATTACCGTCCTTGTGCGCACATCGCATACGGACTTCATATTGTCCTGGTTCCTTTACATCGAACCGGAACACACGATAGATAGCTTTATTTGAACTATCCTTGATAACACCAGTATATTGACTATTATCGATAGACGTTCTTGAATGACTGTTCCGTTTAAACCAACGATTATCTGTCTTTTCAAGCATGGCACTTTGGCCACCATTGTTACTAATCGGTAATGGTATCCACTCTGCAGAACCGACTTTACGATAGCCACCTTCAATAGTGACCGATGTTTCACTTAGTCCGCCCTTATCATTTGAGTAATACAAGCCATTAGGAAGTGATATAGTAACCTCTAACGCAGTAGATAAGTTACCTTGCGTTTGATGTATTGACCAGTCGTTAGTAAGCTCATACGTTAATGGTTGGTCAGCATAGTTATCATTGAAGTTAGAGATAATCTCTTGGTCATTTGTGCCAAGTCTTACATCGAGTTGAACTTCCTTATAGTTACCGATGGGGTTACCATTTAATTTAACGTCCGTTATAGCGGAAATAGGGCCCTCTCCGGCGCAGTATAATAAGTTAAGATATTGTTTTTCACCGTCACTTGTTACGTGGCGAGATATAAGCATACCGGCACTTTTACACTTTCCGTAAGTAATGGCTAAAGGATGACCTTGGCCAATAATCGTCTGTGCCCCTTGCCACCCATAAGTAGCGGACTGCTCTGTATTAGAGTTATCTGTCTTAGGTGCAGCTATTTTAGATATAATCGCGTTACCAATCATACCGATAGCCATTGCTGCGAGCGTACGACCTAATACGCTTGTAATACCGAATATCGCACCGGAGGCAATGCCGGCAGTTGCAATAGATAAACCAATAGATAACAAGATAGCGAATGCTTGCTTTTCAAGTTTAGGTAATACCACTACATAGGATTCATCTGTAGGTGATGCGGTATCCTCTACTAACTCACCATTAATGGAGTACACCCAGTTCCCTGGTTCAGTAAAATACTGGTTAAGTTTCTTACCTTCAACAAAAGGCACAAGGGTCTCTTGTCTAGTGGTAAGGTCGAATGGGTTTCGAGCAATTACTAATCTAATCATTTTGAGCCTCCTTGTGCCTGTACACTCCTAATATACGTTTTCTTAATCTGTCCATTGGTACGATACACACACCTGCATATTCTGTGGAGTGTATCATCTTACCTTCGCCTACATATACTGCGATATGATCAGCGTTATTACTGTAGAGGTTCATGACAATTATGTCCCCTACTTCCGGTTCCTTGACTTCGTGCCAAGGTGAGTTCATATCTGGCCAATACGTTGCGTATGGCTCGAGCTGAACACCGGCTCTCTTGTACACCTCTACCACAAGCTCCCAACAAGGCAACTCCTTCCACGGAGTACCTACTAGGTTATTTAGAGTTAGACGCATATAAGCCCCCTTGTGGTATTGTTGGCTCACCGCCAAATCTAACGCTGTTA